CCACGGCCCGCCGGGGGCCCGAACTATCCGGAATTTCCGGATGGTTGAGCTTTCCGACGTCCCCACGGCCCGCCGGGAGCCCATCCCGGCATCGACCACCACCCACCCACACCACACAGGACCCATGCGCCGCCCCAGCCGCTCCAGCCGCCCCACGCCCTTCCTGAGCCACGTGCTCGCCTGCCTCGCCTACTGCGGCCTCTGGGCTGCCTTCGCCTGGTGCCTGCTCGCCACGCTCGACGACATGACCCGTCGGGATTGCCAGCTCGGCATCCAGGCCGCCTGCGCTGATCTCCGGCGCTAGTCAGCCGGCAGGTCCTCCAGCCACAGGTTGCTCGTATCCCACGCATCAGTCGCCTGCAGCAGCGCCATCCGAGGGGCATCCCGGAGGCGTTGCTGCAGGCTCTCCTGTTGCTCTGCAGTCAGCAGGTCCCATGGCGTCCGCACGAACGCACCTGGTCCTGCTGTCCAGCAATCCCGCCACCCACCGATCGTCCAGCTCGGCACCATCGCGGACGGTGGGCGCGCCAGCAGCAGGCCCTCGACCTCCTCCAGCTCGCCACCCTGTCCACGCGTCGCCATCACCAGCCACCAGCCCGACGCGGTGGCGACCGCTGATGACGTGTCCCAGTGCAGCACCTCGATCGGCTCCGCTCCGCAGGCGATCAGCCGCAGCAGCCCCGCGATGATCGGCGCTGCAGGCGACCGAGGCTCAGGCAGCGGCATACAGATCGCACTCGGCGGCGAACACAGGCCCATCCAGATGGACCTCCGGGAACCCAAAGGAGCACACGCCGCGGTTCGCCCACCAGTGCTGGCAGTCGTGGCAGCTGCGACCCATGTGCCGATCCGGGCGCTCGACCTCCTGGTGCGTCACCCCCAGCCGGGCCTTGCGCACGGTCTCGCGACTGCAGCCATGGCGCCGCGCCAGCTCCGCATTGCAGGTGCTGAGCGGCGCCGCCACGATCTGCTCGACCGCCTCGACCGTCAGCGCCAGGGCTGTGGTCGAGGGCCTGGAGATGCCCACCTCAGCACGGATGCGCTTGACCGCATCCCGCGAGATGCCGTACTGCCTGGCCAGCTGCTGATGGCTGAGATCAGGCGATGCGGCTGCGACATCCTGCCGGATGTCCTCCGGAATCGGTCGCCACGAGCGGATCTGGTTGTCAACCGTCACCGCCTCGCCAGCGGTCTTGGTCGCCCAGCTGACGCCGCATTCCCGGCACTTGTACCTGCGCCGGACACTGCCGTCCTTGTTGGTCCGGGTCTCGACCACGCCGGCCTTGGTCGATCGGCAGTGAGGGCACGCCATCGGCTCAGTGCGCATCTCTACCAGTCTCCCCACCACCAGTCGCCCCAGAACGTGCAGCTGCTGCATGTCTGGTGCATGTCGGAGTTGATCCAGTGGAAGCGGCCAATCCGGCCGCCCCCACTGCCGATCCAAAAGGGCCGGGCCATCACTGCACCCCCCGCGCGGGTGCCGTTGCGGTGGTCGTGGATGTTGATGGCGGGAATGGCCATGGCTCAGCACGCAGACGATCAACCAATCGCTGCAGATACCAGGCTGCCTTCCCCGCATCCTGCGCTGCATGGCCCTTGTGGTGGAGCCTGAGCAGGTACTTGAGGGCCGTGCCGTGCAGGTGAGCCGCCACGGGATCGGGGCAGCCGGCGATGGCTGCTTCGATCACGTCGATGGCCTCCACCGGCCCGTACGTGTAGTGGGGTGGGTGGTTGACAGGATCCGACATGGCAGCGGGTGGGTTGGCGAGGAATTGGCCGGTGCCGGCGGCGAACACCTGCCAGGTGTCCGGCTCGGTGGGGTGAAGCTGCCAGGGCATCACTGCACCTCCCCCGCGGCGCGAGCGGCACGGGGCGGCTCGGTCTTCATCTCCTCCACCACCTTGCGCCAGGCCTCCAACCGATCGGGCGCCATGGCCTGACCAGACTGCAGCGCGGCGAACTCCGCATCCCAGGCCCTGGCGAAGCCCTTGGCCCTCTCCAGGCCCCCCATGCAGCTGCCGAGCGACAGCGCCGTCGGGATATGCGTCAGCCGCCAGTAGCCCCGGACCGGATCGAAGCTCACCTCGCCATCCTCTGGGTCGATGCGCAGCGGCTTGTGGATGGCGATGCCTTGGCCGGCCCAGTGCGGCCTGATCTGGATGACCCGCTCGCCTCTGGTGCGAGTCGTCAGGCGGATCGAAACGGTGCGAGCCATCAGATGAACCCCACCCACGAGGTCCGGCTGTCGACGGTGCCGCTGCCCAGGAACGCGCCTCGGAGCTGAGCGATCAGGTCAGAGCCGGCCAGCACCTCCGTGCCGGTCGCCGTCTGCCGGAAGGTGTACCGCAGGCCCCGGGCCAGGATCAGCTGGTCGCGCTGGGCCAGGCTGAAGTCGGTGATCGCCGCATAGCCGCTGGCGCCATCGCCCAGGTATCCCCCGGCCAGCACGAACCGATCGGCCCCGCGGCCGCCAGTCAAGGTGTCGACCTCGTTCCTGGCGCTGGCGCCCAGCTGGTGGCCGATGATGATGTCGTCGCCATCGCCGGCAGAGATCGTGTCGTTGCCGCCCAGGCCGATCAGGAGATCAGCGCCAGAGCTGCCCGTGATGCGGTCGCGGGTTGATGTTCCGAGTTGGATGTTCATGGTGAAGATCAGATGAGTTGAGCTATCAATGATGGCCCGCCAGCGCTGCCAGCGGGCCGCTGAATCACCGGCTGCCGTCCAGCTTCGGCGCCTGCTTGCCCGCACGCCTCAGCACCCGCAGCTGCTGCTGTGCTCCCTGCGCTGATGCCGCAATGAACGAATGCACGTTGATCCGGTTCTGGTGCTCACGCCTGGCGCTGCTTGTCATCTTCGATTCATCCACAGCTCGCACCAACCTATTGGTGGCACGTTGATGCCGTCGCAGTCCAGAGAATGCCTGGTCGTTCAGGTATGCGCTGGCTTTGACATCTGTCAACACATTGATGCACCCACCTGCAGTGTTCATCACCAGCGGTGGCAGATCAGCCTGGATGCGATCGCGCTCCAGCCACTGCACCACCCGCTGCAGCACCAGCGACAGCCTGGCGGCCTTGGTGGTCTCCTCATCGCCATGCTGCAGCAGCCAGCCCTTGTAGGTCTCCTCACGCCTGGCGATGAACCAGTTCCAGGCCAGCTCGGCAGGGATCGTCTGGCCCTTGTACAGGGTCGCAGCATCGATCGACGCAATGATTGGCGGCTTCATCAGGCCACCTCCATCTCGTCAAGCTGAGTCACGCAGAACCGACCATTGGCCGGCCGCCACGTGCCCAACCCCTCAGCGATGCCGGCGCGATCCAGGATCTTCGCCAGCGTCTGCGGATCGATGATCTCGTCATTGACCAGCAGCCGGTACGTCGCCGACCACTGCGGCACCCGCAGGCGGACCGCCATCGTGCCGCGGCCAGTCGGTGCAATCGACACGAACCGAGCATCGTCGTACATCAGCTCCGCATCGCGCGGGCCGTCGTACAGCAGCTCCGCATCGTTCTCGACCACGATCGCCCGCTTCGTGTCCTTGCCCAGCTTCCAGGCGGTCGCGCCATCCCGGATGCAGCGCTGCAGGTTCTGGGCCGGCAGCAGCGGATCACCGAATCCCGTGAACCGGCTGTCGCCATCCAGGCGGGGCCCATAGACGAACTCACCCTCGGCGCCCCAGTAGCCGGAGAACAGCCAGTGCAGGCGCCGCAGGGCGTGCTCGTTGCGGTTCTTCTTCAGGCCGGTGAACCACTTGATGGCCTCGGCATAGGGGCCCAGTGGATCAACGGTGCATGGATTGCTGCAGATGAGAGGGCGCGTGCCCTCAATGGTCAACTCAAATCGACGGAAAGCCATAGATGTTCCTCGTGGGATGTAGATGGGGGCTCCAGACGGAGCCCCTCGGTGGTTGGCGCTGCGGCGCGCGGCGAAGCGAAGCGGAGCGCGGCGGCGCGATGCGGTGCGATGCGCAGCGATGCGGCGGTGGTGGAGGTCAGTCCACCAGTGAACCCAGGGCTCAGGGGTGGAGTGGAGCGGGGCTCCAGACGGAGCCCCTCGGTGGTTGGCGGCGCGAAGCGGAGCGGCGCGCTGCGGAGCGTTGCGTTGCGCAGCGGCGGTGGAGGTCAGTCCACCAGTGAACCCAGGGCTCAGGGGTGGAGTGGAGCGGGGCCCCAGACGGAGCCCCTCGGTGGTTGGCGCTGCGAAGCGGTGCGGAGCGCAGCAATGCGGCGCGGCGCGGGGCGCTGCGGAGCGGCAGCTCCCGTGGCGCTGCCGTTGCATCGAATGTAGCCCGGCCGCACCCCGTCTGTCTACAGTGCGCAGGCCTCGCAGCCCGCCATTGAGAACTCCCGTCCCCGTCCGACTCCCGCAGGACGTCCTCGCCTGGCTCGATCGCCTCGCCGCAGACCAGGCCGAGCCTCGATCCGTCGTCATCCGCCAGCTGCTCCGGGCCGAGATGCAGCGGCAGCAGCGCAGCCGTCGGCGGAGCACCACCGATGCCGAGTGACCCAGCCCTGGCACCCGTGCCACCCATCGATCGCGCACAGGCCGAACGGTTCCTCTCCCTCCTCGGCAAGGACCCCACCACCGCTCGCCTCCGCGCCTTCCCCCATCGCGCCAACCCCAGCAAGGCCACCATCGGACCACGCAAGGGCGGCTGGGACCTGGCCGCCGCCACACGCTGGCAGCAGGAAGGCCGCGGCCTCTACCTCGTCGTCAACGACGGCGGCGACAACGACGCCGACATCACCGCCTGCCGCGCCTTCTTCCTCGAATGGGACGACCGCCCCGTGCCCTGGCAGCTGGCCGCATGGCAGAGCTTCGGGCTCGGCGAACCGACCGTCGCCATCACCACCGGCGGCAAGTCCGCTCACCTCTACTGGGCCCTGGCCGAACCCATCACCCCAGCCCAGTGGGCGCCGATCCAGGCCGCGCTGATCGACGCCACCGGCGCCGACTCCACCATCCGCAATCCGTCGCGCGTCATGCGCCTGCCTGGCGCCAGCTACGTCGGCGCCGACGGCACCGCACAGGGCCAGACCATGATCTGGGCCGCCTCCGGCATCCGCTACTCCCTCGCCCAGGTGCAGGCCTGGCTCGAGCCTGACGAGTTCGCACCACCCACCCA